TGATCCGAAAGGGAGATTTTTACTACGTCTACAACTACCGGGACACCAAGCGGAGGTCTGGCCGGCCCGCCGTGGTCCTCAGCGGAGATTCCCTGAACCGGGAGAGCGACGCCGTTATCGTGGCCTATCTCTCCCGACAGCCCAGCGACCTCTATTGTGCCGACAGCGTTCCCGTCCTGTTCGCTGACAAGTGGTCCTACGCCATCACGGAAAAGCCCGTCGCCATCACCAAGAACCGCCTGTCCCGCTGCATGGGCCACGCCTCCGCCTCTGAAATCTCCGGCCTGGAATCCTCCCTCTGCCGGGTGTTGGAGCTGTGAGCCATGATAGATTACAAACAACTCTACATCAAGGAGGTAGCACATGAGATTGATTGACGCTGACGCCCTGCTGAAACAATGCCGTATCGTTCCGGTGCATGACGGTGAAAATTGGGCCTACACCCCCATAGTTACAGATGGCGACATCTTGAACGCCCCCGCAATCAACCCCGAAGACCTGAGAGCAAAGGGGCGGTGGGACCTTCCTGTAATCGGTAAGCATGGGTGTTTGTGTTCTTTATGCCGGAAACAGGCGGATAACCCATATGACTACTGCCCCAACTGCGGCGCAAAGATGGAGGAATGAAATGGCAAAGTACAGAAAGAAACCTGTAACTATAGAAGCGTTCCAGATCGGGATTGATTACATTCCAGATTGGTTCATGGATAAGGTTACAACAAACGATGTAATTCTCCGTAGTGACCTTAGAGGCAGAATTTGTGCCGATATCAAAACCTTAGAAGGGACAATGAGAGCCGACTTTGGGGATTTCGTTGTGCGGGGCATTCATGGCGAATTGTATCCCTGTAAGCCTGATATTTTTGATGAAACTTATGAAGAGGTTGAATAGATGTAATTGTCTCAATATCGAGGCAATAGAAAGGGGTGATTATCATAGCGAATACGTCAGGGGCGAGAATCCATACATTCGAAGAATTGACGGAGCTGTTCGGGAACAATCTCAAAATCCTGGAAGCGGTCATCAAGACAGAAGACCACATCTATACCCAGGCGTGCGAATGTGGGAAGATCATGGTCTCCATCTCGGGCGGCTCGGACAGCGATATCATGATGGATATGTTTGAGAAGCTGGGCTACGATGAGGGAGAAGTGGTCTATGTGTGGTTTGATACCGGGCTGGAGTATGATGCTACAAAACGGCACCTCAGAGACTTGGAGAGAAAGTATGGCGTGGAGATCAAGCGGTATCGGCCAGAACTGACCGTGGCCCAGGCCTGCAAAAAATATGGGGTTCCTTTTTTATCAAAGCGGGACTCAATGTACATAAGAAGGCTTCAGGCACATGGCTTTGACTGGATCGACGGAGAGGTGGAGACTTTAGCGTCAGAGTATGGCTCTTGCCTTTCTGCGCTGAAATGGTGGACCAATGCCTGGGGCCCAGGGAAAGTCTCTATAAGCAGAAATGCAGGATTAAAGGAATTTTTGATGCAGACGACTCCTCCGCAAATCTCTGATGTTTGTTGTGAAAAAGCAAAGAAAAATACAGCGAAGAAAGCGATCATGGAGCACGGGATAACATTAAACTGCGTTGGTGTGAGGCAGAGCGAAAATGGAGTAAGATCCTATGTGTTGTCTTCCTGCTTTACAGAGGCGAAGAAGAACGCTGTAGCCCAATTCCGCCCCATCTTCTATTTTTCTGATGAAGACAAGCAGGAGTACAAGGAACTCTGTGGCGTTACATATTCGGACTGCTATGAGGTATGGGGGCTTAAACGCACCGGCTGTGTGTGCTGTCCCTTTGGTTCCAAATTCGAGGAAGAATTGGAGATTGTAAAACAATACGAACCCAAACTCTACGCCGCCGCCTGCAAAATCTTCGGCCCATCCTATGAGTATACCCGGCAATATCGTCGATTCAAGGAATCGTATAAACGAGAGAAACGTCGTCACGGACAAATCGACCTGTTTGACAGGCTGGAAGATCAGATTGAGAGGTGATACAAATTGGTACAATTTTGTGGAAGTTGCGGGTGGAGGTACGAGTGGCCTAAAAGCGGAAGAAACAAAAACCCGTTATTTGACTACTGCCCGAAGTGCGGAGACGATGATAATTTTCTTGTTTTGGATCTTGCCGAGGAAGAGTCCAAGTCGGCACAAGACGCCAAACACGACACCGGTAAGCCCCGGCCTACCCTTGTTCCTGTGAGCCTGATAAACGCCGTCACAGCCGCTAGGGAGTATGGATGCGGCAAATACCACGACCCGGAGAACTGGCGTCAGGTGAAGCCGCAGCGGTACAAGGACGCTCTCTATCGCCACTGGCTGGCCTACCTGGACGGTGAAGAAAAGGACCCGGAGAGCGGACTTCCTCACCTGTGGCACTTAGCTTGTAATGCGGCTTTTTTGATTGAGCTAGAAAGGACTGAGTAAACAGTGGCATTCTCAAGGCAAGAACTGGAGGCTATGCGCCTGGCTGATGAGGAAATCGAAGCCAACTTTCGGATCACGTCAGAAGAGATTTCAGCGGCGAGGAAGAGAGACATTTCTTTCTCCCTCGCACAGGTGGACGAGAGAAAAGCCGCCGCCCGCCGCAGAAGTAAAGCATGGTATGAAAGAAACCGCGAAAAGATTTTAGAGAAGAAAAAGCAATATTATCAAGAAAACCGAGAAGCAAGGAGGAGGCTTCGGAATGAAACCCCATGAACTCCCTCCGGAAGATCAAGAGGTTATCCGCATGATGGCGGACTATAGCCTGAACGTCAGTTGGGTGGCGAGGAAGTTATTTCTACACAGAAACACGGTGCATTACCGGTTGAACAGAATCAAGGAAAGCACCGGAATAGACCCCCGGACGTTTTGGGGGTTGATGGAGTTAATCGTCAGGATCGGGGGCGCAAAATGAAAATTCTGGTGGCCTGCGAGGAATCCCAGGCAGTAACTATTGAATTGCGAAAGTTGGGGCATGAAGCCTACTCCTGCGATATAGAGCCGTGTTCCGGTGGGCACCCAGAGTGGCATTTACAAGTTGATGCTTTGGAACTGCTGAAAATGCAGTGGGATATGATCTTAGCATTCCCGCCATGTACTTACCTGACGAACGCCGGAGCACGGCATTTATGGAAGGGCCATCAACTGAACAAAGAGCGGTACGAAAAAGGCGTGGAAGCAAAGAAATTTTTCATGGCATTTCTTTCTGCAGATTGCCCAAAAATCGCTGTCGAGAACCCAATCCCAAGCAGAATTTTTGACCTTCCGCCGTACTCACAGACGGTGCAGCCATATGAACACGGGCACCCATTTACAAAAAAGACGTGTTTGTGGCTCAAGGGGCTGCCGCTGTTGGAACCAACAAACCCTATAATCCCAGAGAGAACATGGTGCCCGTCTGGGTCCTATAGTAAAAAACACGGAGAAAAGCACCGAGGGATGTTCACAAGAGATCGTGCGAGGCAAAGGTCAAAAACTTTCCCCGGTATCGCCAAAGCAATGGCAGAACAATGGGCCGGAAAGTGTGAAGGAGGAGAGAAATGAACATCTGCGCAGACTGCCAAAACCCCATCAACACCTGTTGCTGGGAGCGGGAATTTAAGCCCGTAGAGGGATGGGTGGCGGAGAAAACGAAGGTTCTTGTACTCTCTCCAGCGTTAGGCAACGGGCGAAAAGAAACGGAATCTTACAACGTGATAGACTGCCCTCTGTTCACTCCCCCGCCTGGATACAAAAGAAACCAAATCGGCATACCAAAGCCGGTGATCGCCCAGGATGTCAGGACCAGAGAGGAAACCATCTATCCCAGTGTTAAAAAGGCGGCTGGCGCATTGGGGGTGACGGAAGGGACAATTTCAAAAGTTATCAACTCTGGCGGCATCCTGTACGGAAAACAACTTCGGTATGCGAAAGTAGGTGATGGATTATGATCGTCCTGGCAATCGACCCCGGCAACGTGGAATCCGCATATTGTATTATCAATTCAGAGACTCTGACTCCTTTGGACTTTGGAAAATGTGACAACCAGGATATTCTCGAAGAGATCATTCGATGCTTCGACGGGGATATTGTCGTAGTAGAACGCATTGCCCCTTATGGTATGGCTGTAGGAAGAGATGTTTATGAGACGGCTGAATGCTGGGGTCGATTTATCCAGAAAGCAGAAGACACAAAGAAGAAGACTGGTTTTGTTTGCCGAAAGGACGAAAAACTCCACATCTGTGGAGACTCCAGAGCCAATGATACCAACATCAGACACGCCCTGATAGATCGGTTTGCATCCCATGATTTCAGGAACGGCAAGGGGACCAAGAAAAACCCGGATTTCTTCCATGGGTTCCACAGAGACGTGTGGCAGGCATTTGCTGTTGGGATTACGTACATCGAGACAAAAATGGAGAAAGGAGAATGACCATGCGTGAACACGGGAAAATGTACCAATGCGACCGGTGCAAGGCGGTGGCGTTTTTCGCCGAAGAACCCACAACCTGGGACTTCGAGGTAGGCATAGGGGATCTGTGCCCCAAGTGCAAAGAGTCATGGAAAGAAGTAAAAAGCCGGTTCAAGGGAAGCACCAAAAAGTTCTGGTGATCCCCCAGGGAGAAAGGAAGGACAACATGGCAATCTGTTCGCAAAGAATACGAAGCCTGAGAGAGCAGACGGGACGAAGCAGGAAAGTTACTTCTGAGCTGTGTGGCCTTACATCTACCGCTTTCAGCCGATATGAAAGAGGCGAAAGAATCCCGGATGCTGATTCTCTCTGTAAGATGGCGGGTTATTTTGGTGTTACGATGGATTATCTTTGGGGAAAAGAATAAAATTTGTGAAAGTTGTGCCAAGTGGCACAGGAAACCTCTGTGTAAGTAGTAAAATATACTTGCGCAGAGGTTTTGTCTTTTCCCTCTGTCGTATCCTTCCATAGCCGCCCGGCTCCGAGGCGGCCAGAGTATCGGGCTTCCTATTTTTCTCCTTTTTCGCGGGGATGGGCAACTGTCCCCGCCCCACGTGGGTGTAGCTCAACGGATAGAGCGCAGTAGTCATGTTCTGCGATGCGGGTTCGACTCCCGCCGCCCGCCAGCCTGCCGGATAAGTGCCGAAAGCAACAGGGCATTCCTGCGAAGGTGTACACAACTAATTGCGGCAGGATCAAAGCGGTGTGTATTCGCGGATGCACATCGGGGAGGGCAAGGCGCCGAGCCCTCCTATATGGACCTCTACCTCAACGGCAGAGGAGCCGGCTCATAACCGGCGGTATCCAGGTTCAAATCCTGGGAGGTCCACCAGACAAACGGGTCAGCCGGATAAAGGCCCTTTGGTGCAGATAGATTCCTGCATTTTGGCCGCACATGGACCATGGACCAGATGCGGTGAACCCGGTATTAACAAAAGAAGCCGGAGGTAATCTGCTATGAATTTAAGACAGACTGCTTACAGGCTTCAAACGGCCCTTTGCCAAAGAGGCCGGTACATAAAAATCAACCAGCAACAGATATACTCTGATAACTTGGAAAGGATGGTGACGAAGTACGTGTTGCGGGAAAGCGAAAACATCAATGGCAAGAAGAAGGACGTGACACTTCTCGAAACCTTCCAAATGGTTGATGTCGTGAAAAAGTTGGTGAAAGAGTTAGGTGAAGCCGATGGCCCTGACTCCTAAACAAAAAGCGTTTGCGGATTATTATTTAGAGTGCGGAAACGCAACAGAAGCAGCAAGAAAAGCCGGCTACAAGGAGTATAAGAGTAGCGGAGTTGAGGCATCAAAAACCCTGAAAAACCCTAAAGTGGCCGCGTATATAGCGGAACGGATGGAAAAGCAAGATAAAAGCCGGGTCGCAGATGCAGATGAGGTCATAGAGTTCTACACCGCCGTCATGCGCGGGGAAGTGAAAGACCAATTCGGGCTTGATGCAACGCTTTCAGACAGGCTTAGGGCAGGAGCGGAATTGATGAAACGCCATTCCGTCGTGGAAGCGACAAAGAAAACAGAAAAGGTGTCGGTGATTATTGATGTCTGATGTACGGATATCTACCATAGTAGGTCCTGCCTTTTATCCTGTAGTCAGAGATATCATAGAGAACCGACATACGCACTATGATTTCTCGGGCGGAAGAGGTTCGCTGAAATCCTCCTTCGTCTCCATCATGGTTCCCGTGCTTCTCATGAGCAACGAGAACACACACGCCCTGGTTTTGCGTAAGGTAGCGAACACCCTTCGTGACAGCGTATTTGCTCAGTACATCTGGGCCATTGGCGAGTTAGGGGCGGCGAGTATGTGGGAGGCAAAAGTTTCCCCCATGGAGCTGATTTACAAGCCCACCGGACAAAAGATCCTCTTCCGGGGCGCGGACGATCCTATGAAGATCAAGTCCATCAAGGTGCCGTTCGGCTATATCGGCGTGACACACTTTGAGGAAAAGGACCAGTTTGCCGGGAGAGCGGAAATCAGAACCATTTTGCAGTCTACCATGCGCGGCGGGTCAAAATTTTGGAATTTTGAGAGTTACAACCCGCCGATCAGCCGGGACAACTGGGCCAATAAGGATACGCTGGAAGAACGTGCAGACCGGCTTTGCCATAAGTCCACTTACCTGGAAGCCCCGCCGGAATGGTTAGGGAATCAGTTTATCGCCGAGGCGGAGCATCTCAAGGCCACGGATGAACGGGCTTACAGGCACGAATACATGGGAGAGCCTGTGGGCACCGGCGGCAATGTGTTTGAGAACCTGGAACTGCGGGAGATCACAGACGATGAGATCAGGCGGTTTGACCGTATTTACCAGGGTGCTGACTGGGGGTTTTACCCTGACCCATTTGCCTTTGTCCGTATCCACTATGACACGGCGAGAAACACGATCTATGTGATAGACGAAATCTGCGCCCACAAGCAAGGAAACGCGGAGAGCGCGGAGGCGATCAAGAAAAAGAAGTATGACGATGCTGAGATCATCTGCGACAGCGCGGAACCGAAAAGTGTGATGGACTTCCGCACCATGGGTCTAAAAGCACTGGCAGCGGTCAAAGGCCCCGGCAGCGTGGATTATTCCATGAAGTGGCTTCAAAAGCGGAAAATCGTCATTGACAAAAAGAGGACCCCCCACACGTTCCGGGAGTTCGTGGGTTATGAATACGAACGCAGTAAAGATGGGGAAATCATCAGCGGATACCCAGATAAGGACAATCACTGTATTGACGCTATGCGGTATGCGCTGGAGCGTGTGTGGAGACGGAGAGGGGAGACAGCATAATGTTTGAATGGCTGAAACGCTTCCTATGGAAAATCAACAAAGCATCTACGACGGAATCCGCCGTGAAGATGGCCTTCCAGAAGGTCCCGGCCACATCCGTGGAGATGCGGCAGAACATCGACCTCTGGTATTCCATGTACGTCAACCGCCCCCCGTGGGAGACGTGCGACGTGCAGAGCCTGGGCATCCCCGCCGCCATTGCCCGTGAACTGTCACGGACTGCAATGACGGAGTTTTCTGTTTTGGTCAGCGGCAGCCCTCGCGCTGATTACATCAACAATCAGCTGCAAAGGGCGGTTCCCTCCTTGCTCAAGGCGTTGGAACTGGGCCTTGCCATGGGCGGTGTCGCGTTAAAGCCTGTTGTTTCGGGCGATAAGCTGGCCGTGGATTACACCGGCGCGACAGCCTTTGTCCCCACCAAGTTCGGCGGGGACGGCAGCGTAACGGCGGGTGTGTTCCGGGAGGTCCAGCGGTACGACAACAGGATCTATGTCCGTATGGAGGACCATGAGTTTATCGAGGGCGAGACTGGGATGCTTTACCGCATCCGAAACAAGGCGTACCACGGAAGCACAAACGGCCAGCCGATTGGAGAGGAGGTCCCGCTGGATACCGTCCCTGACTGGGCAGGCATTCAGCCAGAGGTATTGATCCAGGGGCTTGACCGGCCGCTCTATGGCGTATTCCAGGTCCCTAGAGAAAACAACGTGGAGTTTGATTCCGTTATCGGGGTGTCCATTTACAGCGGCGCCGCCGTCAACCTGATTAAACAGGCAGACGAACAGTGGGGCCGGTTGATCTGGGAGTATGAGAGCGGCGAACGAAAGATTTTCATTGACCAAGCGACTGCCGACGGTGGTGTGTTCCGATCAAGGCTCTTTGAATTTGGCTCCTTTGGCATCGGCGGCGACTTCTTCAAGGAGTTCAACCCGGCCATGCGTGACGATCCCCTTTATCAGGGTTTCCAGCGAATCGTCCAGCGGATTGAGTTTGAGACCGGCATGGCATACGGCGATATCTCGGACCCTCAAAGCGTGGAGAAGACTGCGACTGAGATACGGGCCAGCAAGCAAAGGAAGTACATCACTGTACAGGCCATTCAGACGGAAATGGAAAAGGCTGTTGCCGACCTGATCTATGCTATGGACGCATTCTGTGACATATACCAGCTTGTTCCCGCCGGGGTCTATGAAGTGGCCTTCGCCTGGGGTGACAGCGTTATGGATGACCCGGACGCACAGCGGCAGGACAAAGTCATTGACCTTCAAGAAGTTTCCGCCGGGCTCATGAACGACTATGAGTACCGCATGAAGTGGTACGGTGAGAGCGAAGAAGAAGCGAAAGCGAATCTCCCCGGTATGGAAACGCTGGTGGATGAACAGCAGTTTGAAATCGGCGCACCTGGGGGGGTACCGCAGACGCAATAGACGCCGCACAGGATGCCGCAGGGAAGACGCTGAACGGCGCGCAGACACAATCCCTTATCAACATCATATCCCAGTTACAAGCCGGTATGCTGTCTGAGGGACAGGCTGTCAATATGATCTCTACGGCGATAGGGATAAGCAAGGAAGAAGCGAGGGCAATCATAAGGGGTGAGTGATGGCAAAGAGATATCCGTTTTCTCCCGAGGTCTTAGATTCCCTCCCGGAGCCGATAGCCGAACTCATACGGGGGTTGGAGGAACGGTTGATAGAAGAGATTTGTTCCCGGCTGAAAATCGCTGACAACCTCAACGAAGTCACGGTCCAGGCGATCCGCTCGTTACGTGCGCTGGGCATAGATTTATCCTCCATCGAAGCGGCCATTGCTGAGACGGCGAAAATCACAGAAGAAAAACTGGATGAACTCTTTGATGAGGTCGTGGCCCGGAATCAAGCCTATCACACAGAGTTAATGGGCTTGGCGGGAATCACCGCCCCGGCGGTCATCGTAGCGGAAGCTGACATTGAGGCTATCCGGCGGCAGACGAAAGAAGAGTTTACCAACCTGACCCAATCTATGGGTTTTGTGGTCCGCAAGGGAGGCAGGGTGGTGGAAGTTCTGCCCCCCGCAAAAGCCTATCAGCGTATTTTGGACAACGCCGAGGCGGACGTGATGGCCGGGACGATCAGCTATCAACAGGCTATTACCAACGCCACACGGCAGCTTGCGGATGGTGGGATGAAGAAGATCCGCTATGAAGCTGACGGTAAGGTACATATCGACCAAGCGGATGTAGCGGCTCGACGTGCTGTGCTTACCGGTGTGAATCAACTTTGCCAGAAGTACACAGAGCAATCCGTGGAGCGATTGGACACCAATTTAGTGGAAGTTTCTGCCCATAGCGGGGCAAGAAACGAAGGGGACGGCCCTGCAAATCACCATAATTGGCAAGGCAAGGTATACGAGTGGACTAGAGGAAAAGAGAAGCGAACGAGATATCCGGACTTTGAAAAGGTAACAGGATATGGGACAGGTGAAGGGTTAGGCGGGTGGAATTGCAGACACCATTACTTTCCCCACATCGAAAGTGTCTCTGAGCGCACATACACGGATGAAGAACTGGAGAGCATCGACAAGCCGCCCTTTGAGTACCAGGGCAAGATCTATGACCAATACCATGCCTCGCAGAAGCAAAGAGAAATAGAACGAACAGTCCGAAAGTACAAACGGCGTGAAATCGCCGCCAGTGCTGCCGGATTGGAGGAAGAAGCAGCCATAGCAAAGGCAAGGATACGACGGCTGAACGCTGAGTATAAAGCGTTCAGTGAGGCGGCTGATTTGCCCATGCAGAAGGAAAGGATGAAGGTGGTGTATCCTGATTAAAAAAATCGACGGAAAGGACTGGTTCTGCTGCCCTGAATGTGGGAAAAAGCTATTCCCCGTAGAAAAGGGTGCGGTATGCCGTGGCCTTATGGCGAAATGCAGAGGGAAATTGTCGGACGGAGCAAAATGCACATGGTCCGGTGAGATAAAAATCTTTTGATAAGGAGTTGTACCATGAGTCAAGAAATTCAGATCAAGATTACATACAGAGATGACCAGCCTGCCGTTTCAGCGAGAGAACTTCACGGTTTTTTGGAGGTCAAAACAGCGTACAAAGACTGGTTTCCGAGAATGTGTGAGTATGGTTTTATTGAAGGGCAAGACTTTTGCTCATTTTTGAGCGAAAGTACCGGAGGACGACCGGCGCAGGATGCCGTTCTCACTTTGGACATGGCAAAGGAAATCTGTATGCTCCAGCGAAGCGAAAAAGGCAAGCTGGCCCGGCAGTATTTCATTCAGTTGGAAAAAGACTGGAACAGCCCGGAGAAAGTCATGGCGCGCGCTTTGCAGATTGCCAATAAAACCATTGACAATCTCCGATTGGAGAACTCTGTTCTTACTGTCCAGAACGCAATTATGCAGCCCAAGGCGGATTACTTTGACGAACTGGTAGAGCGCAAAACTTTGACCAACTTTCGGGAAACGGCGAAAGAACTTGGTGTTCCACCTAAAAAGTTTGTGGAATTTCTGGTTGATAAAAAGTATCTCTACCGCGACCAAAAAGGCAAGCTGCAGCCCTATGAAGCGAGAAACGACGGCCTTTTTGAAGTCAAGGAGACGTACAACGAGAAAACCCAGTGGAGCGGCACACAAACCCTGGTGACACCCAAAGGCAGAGAGACGTTCCGCCTTTTGTACCTGGGATAGGGTGGTGATGAAATGGACAAGCACATAGCCGCCATTTGTTTGGGGAACATGATCGCTGCCGTGGTGGGGACCCTCTGCATGATCGCGACTGGGTTTCATTGGTCCACCTTCCTTCTTACCGTTGCAAACATAGCCATCTTTTTCAAGCTGGTATGGATGGCCTGTAAAATCGGATAACAACTTAATCTGTGAGCCTTGAGCCTTTTTAACTGCTGAGTACCCTCGGCGGTTGGAAAGGCTCTTTTTTATTTTTGACCGGCCCGAAGTCGTAAAACTACGGGCGACGAGTGGAAGCGACCCACGTAAAAAACGCGTAGTCGGGAAAGGAACGCGTATGAAAAGAGAATTTCTTGAATCCCTGAACCTCGACAAGGAGGTCATCGACAAGATTCTCGCGGAAAACGGCAGCGACATTGAGCGGGAGAAGGCCAAGACCACCCAGGCAAAGGCCGATCTCGCGGACGCGCAGGCGCAGCTTGCGGACCGGATCAAGGACCTGGACGAGATCAAGAAAACCGCAGGAGACGCCGCGGAGATCCAGAAGTCCCTGGATGAACTCAAGGCCAAATATGACGCGGAATCCGCTGAGTGGAAGAAGCAGAACAAGGACCGGGAATACGCGGACGCGGCGACCGCAGAGATCACCGCCGCCAACCTCAAGTTCTCTTCCAAGTTCGCGGAAAAAGCGTTTCGGGATGAGCTGAAAGCCAAGGAGCTGAAGGTGGTGGAGGGCCGTCTGGAGGGTTTTGGAGACTACCTGAAGGAAGTCCAGAAGTCCGACCCCGGCACATTTGCCCCGGAGAAGCCCCCCGCGTCCATTGTGGGAAAGACGGGACCCGGCAGCGCCCCGCCCTCTGAGCCTGAGAACGTGCGTCACGCCCGGGAGATGGGCGCGAAAAGAGCCGCTGCTATCCAGGCCAGCAACGACATTATTTCCAAATACATTTAAGAAAGGATGATCTGAATTGAAGCTGACTTCTACTTATCGCGGCGGCGCGGTGGAGATTTTGGCCGCTGACGACCATATCTCTATCCCCGCTAAGATCGACGGCTCCGACGTTGTAAAGGCCGGTATGCCCATCACTGCCGCTGGTGCCGCTGCCCCTGACGGGACCGGCGCTGTGGGTATCCTGCTCTACGACGTGGACCCCACCGCAAACCCCAACTGCGCCCTTGTGGTCAACGGCGTGGTGGACTGGACCAAGTGCATGGCCCATTCCGGCGCGACCGCTACGGCGGAAACCATGCAGGGTATTCTTCCCGCCGTGAAGTTCCGGGACAACATCGGCGTCAACTAACGATGGAGGTGTAACACATGGATTTTATCGGTTATTTTACTCCCGCCGCGGTCACTGAATTTCTGACCACCTACGACCCCAACAACAACACCGCCTATCTGGGCCGGGGCCTGTTCCCCGCCAAGAAGAAGGCCGGTCTGGATCTGGCCTGGTTCACCGGCCACCGGGGTGTGCCCATCTCCCTGATGCCCTCCGCCTTTGACGCGAAGGCCACCTTCCGGGACCGAATCGGCTTCTCCAAGCTGGAGACCGAAATGCCCTTCTTCCGTGAGGGCTTCAAGATCAAGGAGCGGGAACGGCAGAACCTCTTCCGGGCGCTGGATTCCAACGACCCCTATGCTCAGGAGGCCATCAACTTCGTGTTCGACGATGTGGCCGAGCTGAGAGCCGCCGCTGCTGTCGTTCCTGAGAGAATGATCATGCAGCTGCTCTTCCCCGTGGACGGCAACCTGGGCATTTCCATCAAGGCCAACGGTGTGGACTACACCTATAACTATGACCCTGACGGCTCCTGGAAGACCGACAACTACATCGCTCTGTCTGGTGCAGACCTGTGGACCGCTCCTGACACCGCTGACCCCTTCGCCGCTTTTAAGCAGGCCAAGGATGCCATTCGGAACAAGACCGGCTCTGTACCCACCATCGCCCTCATGAACGGCAACACCTTCAATCTGCTGCTGAACATGGCATCCATCAAGGACCGGTTCCTGACCACCAACGGCCGCTCCTTCTCCTATCTGAGCGAGGCGGAGGTCAAGTCTGTGGTCTCCGGCATGAACAGCCTGACCATTGCCACCTATGACAAGACCTACCGGGATGAGGACGGCAACGTCCACACTTACGTCCCCGACGGCTATGTGGCCCTCCTGCCCTCCGGCTCTCTGGGCAACACGTGGTATGGCACCACCCCCGAGGAAGCTGACCTTATGGGCCAGGACACCAACGCCCAGGTGAGCATCATCGACACCGGCGTTGCCATCACCCGTATCGTGGAAGAGCATCCCGTGAACATCAACTTCTTCGCCTCCGAGATCGTTCTGCCCTCCTTCGAGCGCATGAGCGAGGTTGCGGTGCTGAAGGTGACCGACTAACATGACCATCCCGGCGGCGGGGAGAACCTGCCGCCGGGGTCAAGAAAGGATGGTGCATCATGAGTGTATCATATGGGACCCCCGCTGGTGTTGGGTTTTGGGATATCCGGGGGAAATCCACGGATGAAAAGCCCGTGAAGGGCGTCCCGGATGGCTCCACCTTCTATGAAAAGGACACCAAAAAGGTGTTCATGTTCGACGCGGACGCAAACGCATGGCTTGAGCAGTAAGGGAGGGCGCTATGGACGTTATTACCCTTGCGCTGGCAAAGGCATATGCGGAAGCGTTGATACGTGGAGAGGGCGCCATTCAAGGTGTGGGCGTAGAGAAAATCGAGCAGACTGTTGTTTCCACTGAAAGCGGCGGTCTGAACGTCTGGACGGCCACGCTGACCAACGGTGACACCTTTGATTTTCAGGTGAGAAACGGTCTGACCGGTCCCCAGGGCGCACCCTTTACCTACGCTGACTTCACCCCGGAACAGCTTGCGGCCCTGACCGGCCCCCAGGGCGAACAGGGGCCCCAAGGCATCCAGGGTGTGCAAGGTGAGCAAGGGATCCAGGGTGAGAAAGGAGACACCGGCGAACAGGGCCCCCAGGGCATCCAGGGGGTAGAAGGTCCCCAAGGCCCCCAGGGCTTACCCGGCGAAAGCGCGGCCTCTGCCATCAATCCCCGAGGGGACTACGACGCCGCCGCAGACCCGCCCTATACCAACAACGACTATATCACCCACACGAACGGCAACACCTACGTCTGCAAGGCTGACAATCCCGCCAACACGGCCCCCACCACAGGCCGGGCAGACGACCCCTTCTGGCAGTTATTGGCCTTACAGGGGGCGCAGGGACCCCAGGGTGAACAAGGCATCCAAGGCCCCCAGGGTGAGACTGGCCCCCAAGGTGAAGCCGGGACGCAAGGCCCCCAGGGTGAGCAAGGCGTACAGGGCGAACAGGGCGTGACCTTCACTCCCTCTGTAGCCATCGACGGCACTCTCAGTTGGACCAACGACGGAGGGCTGGAAAACCCGGCGGCGCAGAACCTCATGGGCCCTTCCGGTAAAGACGCCCCGCAGATCGACGATGCCGCCGTGAGCGAGGACAGCACATGGAGTAGCAAGCAGATTGAGAAAAGAATTACAAACGGAGTTGCAGATGTTGGCGTTACTACCGTTGTCTTTAATACAACGGTAGTAACCGGCGACCCTTCTTCAAAATATGTTGTGAGAAACGGTGTTTGCTATGTAACACTTGATTTTACAACCGTAAGCACATCTGTAACTGACAGGGTGTTAGTGACTGGGCTTCCATCGTCTGCACTTCCAATGTCGATAGATGCTTCCCCATACAATGATGTTAGCGGTACTGCCGAAAAAACCGCGGCGTTATTGCTTAGTAAAGCAGGAAATATACAACTGTATAACATCACTTGGAACAGGCGTTATATGTGCAGTTTCAGCTATCCCGTGGCCTAAAAAATCAATATGGCGGGTGGGTACAGAAAAGCCGCCCCGGTTAGGGGGCGGCGGTGGCTGTAAGGTTCAATTTAGCCATAAGAGCCTCCTGCAAGGTTTCAGAAAACTTGATGTTTCTCTCCGTTGCCAAGTCATTCAGCCAAGAGGGGATCGTAAGGGTCTTTTTGACCGCTTTCTCCCGGTTCAGGTAGTGAGAAATATCCGTGTCTACCAAAGAGGGGAAGCACCCCTCTGGAATGTCCAGATTGGCCATATTGCTGGCGGCGGGTAAAGGCTTCTTTTCCTCCAACATAACGATGCAGTAACCGGCCAAAGCCTCCTGAGCGGAAAGAAGGGCATCCTTCACGGTGTCCGCATAGGTCTGGCATCCGGGCAGATCGGGGAACTCCACCCAATAGGAATCATCTTCATGGTGGAAGATGGCGGGATAAATCAGTTTCATAGCATAACCTCCTTGTGTTGTGCGAAGCGGGGCTTATTTCAGCCCCGCCCGCTTGAGCAGTTTGTTCAGCAGTCCCTTTCGTTCCCCTCCTGACTAAATACAGTATAACACGTGCATACGTATTTGCCAAGAGATATTTGAGAAAAGGACGGTGTTTATGAAATTCACCCCTGATTACACAGTCTCTTACCGTGGACAGTTTTATAAAGCTGGGGAAACCGTTGAGATCGACCCCGCTGACGCCAAGGAAATGGCGAAGCATGGCACGGTGGAGAAAGCGAGAGAACCCCCCAAGAGAAAGAAGAAGGAGGCGTGAAACATGGCCTATGCTGACTACACCTTCTACACAACGGAATACGGCGGCAAGCTGATTTCTGAGGCAGACTTTCCCGGCCTTGCAAACCGGGCGGCGGTGTACATCGACACCGTTACCATGGGCGGGGCCAAGAGAGCGTCAGACGAGAAGCTGTACATGATCAAGATGGCCAACTGTGCCCTTGCCGAGATCGGGCAGGACGAGGAACGGCTGAACATGGCTACCTACTCCACAGAGGGGGCGGTGACCAGCGAAACGGTAGGCTCCTGGTCCCGTTCTTACGGCTCTAAAAGCGCATCGGGGGAAACGGTGTCTTACCTCCTTCAGCGGAAACAGGACGTTCTGAGGCTTTACCTGGGGCCTCTGGGACTGCTGAAGATACATCCTGTGCCACGGTGCGGGGGGTGCTGCCTGTGAGTATGTTCCCTCATACCGTGACGGTGTACACCATCACAGAGGACATGGAGACCCTGGACGTGACCACCAACATCACTGTGGTCCGTGGGGTGCTGGTGGACGCCTCCAAGGGGGCGAACGTGAGGGCCAGCGGCCTGGACGGGGCTGACAGCGTGAATCTGTACATCCCCTTCGACGCGGAAAGTGTGGACGGGGTGACGGGAGCGGACAAGGCATATATCGCACCGAAATCCTATCACGCTGCGATAGATAAGACGGATATCTGGACCATGGACCCCGGCATTTCCTTCTTTGTCAAAGGAGAGGTTGTCAACCCTGACCTGACGTTTCAGGAGATCAATGTGAAGTACGACAATGTTCACATGATAACCAAGGTCGATACCAAGGATTTCGGGAACCTCCGACACTTTGAGGTAGGGGGAAACTGATATGTCGTTCAATGTGAATGTCCGTGTAGATATCAGGCGAAGCCAGATCGAGCGCAACGCAAGCGAGGCGGACCACATTCTTGCCAACCAGATCAAGCAGGATACCGATCAGTTTGTCCCGGCGAAAACGGGCAGTCTATCGGGGAGAACCCGGGTGATGGGAAACAACATCGTTTACCCTGGCCCCTATGCCCGGTATCTCTACCACGGTAAACTCATGGTGGACCCGGAGACCGGCAGCGCATACGCCAAGAAGGGCAGTACCAAGGCCCTGACCGGTAAGGACCTGGTGTTTTCCAAGGCCATGCACGGAAAGGCACAGGCTGAGTGGTTTGAAGCCTCCAAAGCCATCAACTTAGACAAGTGGAAGCGTGTTTACGGAAGGGCGGTGACCCGTGGATAACAGCAAGACCTATACGATGCTGTCCAGCACAGAGACGGAGAGCATTTCCCGCGCTCTGCTGCTGTGGCTGAACAAGTACCCGGACAAGCCTATGGCTGTCAACTATGAGTTTCTGGACGCGGATTCCCCTGGCATGGCCCTCTCTACCATCCAGGGAGCCTATAAGACCAAGTCTTACGTCCGGGGCGGGTACTTGGGGCAGTACCAATTCAAGCTCATCTACCGCACCCAGCCCGGCAACAGCAACAACAACCGTCTGAGAGCGGATGAAGTTCTGAACGCTATGGGCGAATGGGCGGAAAAGACCCGGCCTTTCCCGGATATCGGAGAGGGGAGACGGGTCATGAAGATCACCATCAACGCCCTGTCCTCTGTCTTCGCAAACTATGAGGACGGGAGCCAGGACCACCAAATCCTTATGACCCTGGACTATTCGTCCATGAAATGAAAGGAGCATGAATATGACCTTAACTGAACTCATGAACGGTTACACCCCCGATGCCGCCTTTGCCGGTGTAGCCACCAACGACGATTTTGTTCTCGCTATCGACGTTTCTGAGGATTCCGACGCCGATGACGGCGATTACGTGGTCGTGCAGACCGGTATCTCCGCCGTGGACGCCCAGCTTTCCGCCGAATCCGACGAAAAGACGTACATCCGGCAGGGTAAGGTGACCACCAAGACCGCCACCCAGCGCACCTTTAACCTGGGCGGCGACCGGATGCACGGCGATCCCTTCCAGGACTTCGTTCTGTCCCACGCCATCAAGTTCGGCACCGGTCAGAAGGTGATTCGGCCTTACATCTTCTTCTCTCTGCTGACCGGCATCGGCGAGAAGGGCAAGGCTTCCATCATCGTCAACTCTGACGGCTCCGGTGATGCTGGCGCGTCCGCTGAGATCGATATCGATATCATGGCCACCACCGCTCCTACTGAGTACACCTGGTCCGCCGCAGTCGGTCCCTGATCGGAGGTAACACATGGAAAAGTACATCATCAACGGCGTGGAAGTGGAGTATGACACCTTTGACCTGGAGAACATGGAGCTCTATGACAGCGAGGTCCGCCGGATCGCCGAAGCCTCCGACAGCATGAAGAACGCCACGGGGGAGAACTATTTGCAGTTTGTCCGGTCCGTCTGCGACGATATTATGGACGCGTTCGACACCCTGATCGGTGAGGGCGCATCCAAGAAGATCTTCGGCGGCAGGGTGAACGTCAAGGTCATTCCCATGGCGTGGCGTGGGTTTATGCGGGATGTGGGCAAGCAGATGGCCTCCATCGGAGAAGAAAACGGCGACGTTATCCCCATGAACCGGGAACAGCGCAGAGCGGCAGAGCGTGAGAAGCGCAGGGCAGAGGCAAAGGCCAAGATCGCCCAGCGCAGCGCGGAAATCCGGGCTGAGATGAATGCAGAATAATCCGTTTCGCAGGCTGCCGGAAAGCGTGGAGATCGACGGGGAACAGGTCCCCATTGATTCTGATTTCCGCATCGGCGTTGCCATCGAAACGGAGGTCATCTCAGAGGAAAAGCCGGACGTTTACGGGCTTCTCATGGCGTTCTACAAGGGGAGTATTCCCCTGAACGTGGAGGGCGCTGTAAACGGGATGGTGGACTTTTTCAGGCTCAGTGAGGACGGCCAGGAGCCGCAGGAAAACGGAAAGAAAGGAGGCCGAATTTACGACTACGCCATGGACGCTGACGTGATTCTGGCCTCCTTTTTGACCGCCTACGGCATCGACTTGTCCACCGCTTCTCTGCACTGGTGGACCTTCCGGCGGCTGATGCTCAATCTCCCCAATGACACGCCCTTCAAGGAGCGGGTGGGCTATCGCACCGCCGACCTGAGCAAGCTGGGGAAGGATCAGCGCAAGCATTACAAGAAAATGCGCGCCCTTTACGCCATCAAGAAGCACCCCGGCGAGAAGTCCATGACCGTGGAAGAACGCGACGCCGCATTGAAAGAGAAGATCCGGCGCAGATATGAGGAGGCTCAAAAGAATCGTGAACAGAAAGAGCCTTAAAAAGGTAGTGTGCCCCCATTGCGGGTACAAAATGCCCATATTTTTCGGTCCCGCCGCCATCAGCTACGATGTGTGGGTACGGTGCAAGGGCCGGAACTGTGGGAAAACATTTGAAGTAATCACGGAAACCAAGTAGTGCCAGAGATGCCGATGGTTTCCCCCAAAGGGGTGAGACTATATGGCTGCGGACGGTTCCGTAATCATTGAAATTGAAGGTAATGCTGACGATATTTTAGCAGAATTTCAAAAAGTTGCAGATGCCGCAAAATCGCTGGAACAAACTGCGACAGGAATTACAGCCGCTTTTCAGGGAGTAGCCGGAGAAGTTGAAGGTGTCTCGGCTTCTGCTGGCGAACTAGAGGCAAGTGCAGGAGGAGCGGCAGAAGAAGTGGCGGCTCTTTCGGATTCCCTAGATGGGGTAGAAGGAAGCGGCCTAGACGATGCGGCAAACGCATCCGGAGATTTGGAATCTGGCGCTTCCAGTGCAGCCAGCGCGGTTGAAGATGTTGCCAGTTCGCTTGGTGATGTAGACGGAAGTGGCCTAGATGACGCTGCAGATTCAGCGGAAAGCCTGAGTGAAGCGTTTTCTGGTGTTGTTGGCGGAGTCAGGCAAATGTTGAGCGGAGACGTTTTCGGAGGTCTTGGCTCTGTACTTGATAATCTGCCAATTCCAGCGGCGGCACTAAAATTCGCCGCGCTTGGCACCGCTGCTGTTGCGGCTGGCACAGCGATCAAGGAACAAGTTGGTGCGTTGGCCGAGTATGGGGACAACATCGACAAAATGTCCCAGAAGCTCGGGATATCGTCTACGGCCTATCAAGAATGGGATTCGATTTTACGGCATAGCGGCGCGTCCATAGAATCTCTACAAGCGCCCATGCGGACCTTGGCGAACGCTGCGGCAGACAGCACAACGGCAACAGAGGAAGCATTTGCAAAACTCGGCCTTTCCATGGAGACAGTACGGTCCATGTCAACAGAGGACCTGTTCGCCACTGTCATAGCTGGCCTGCAAGGAATGGAAGAAGGCACCGAGAGAACGGCAATCGCGTCTGATTTGCTCGGACGCGCCGCAACAGAGTTAGGCCCTCTCCTGAATACATCGGCAGAAGCTACCGAGCAAATGAGACAACGGTCCCATGAATTGGGGCACGTACTTAGCGAGGAAACTGTAAAAGCGTCGGCGACATACCAAGACAGTTTACAGGATATGCAGGATGCTATGCAAGGCATGGGAAATGCTGTCATGTCTGGATTGTTACCTGTTTTGTCTTCGGCGTTTGATGGGCTGACACAGATATTTGTTAATGTGCAGAGTTTCCTTGCGCCCGTTATCGAATACGCACAAGGCGCATTTGAAAGGCTTCGGATAGCTGTTGAAACAACAATCCCGCCAGAGGTCAGAGCCGGTATTTCAGAATTTTTTGAAACGCTGGGAACGCTTATTGTCGCACTGCCGATTGGCGCACTTGTAACAGCACTCGGGCTGGCAGTCGATGGCTTTAGTATGCTGGTTGCCATCGGCAGCTTGGTTGTTGACGTTATCGAAGCAATTATAAGCCCAACGGAAACGGTAAGCGGTGCTTTTGAAAATTTTGGCGAAACAGTCAGCACGATTTTTGGCTATGTAAGTGACCAAGCAAGTGCAGCAGCAGACGGAGTTTCTGACAGCTTTAACACCATAGCCACCAGCGCACAGGAAAGCACAGACCAAGTTGTTTCTTCTGTTGAATCAGGGTTCTCACAA